AGGAAAACTTCAAAAAAAGGACTCCTTCGCTTTTCAGAAAATGTTTTTTTTTCGAGGATGTGTTCTCAATTGATCCTCAAAAACTCCCTCCATTTGACCTTCTATGTGCTGGATTTCCATGTCAGCCTTTTTCGCAGGCGGGATTCAAAAAGGGATTTGCCGACAAAGGACGCGGAGACATTTTCTTTGAAATATGCAGAATTGCCAGCGAACTGAAGACTCCCATTCTGCTGTTGGAAAATGTTGCTCACTTGGTCAAACACGACAACGGAAAGACCTTTGCGCTGATGTTGAAAAAACTGAGCGATCTTGGATATGCAACATACCATCGGGTTATCAGGGCTTCGGAACATGGACTTCCTCAACACAGACCCAGAGTTTTCATCGTCTGTTTTCTTCAAAGTAGACTAAAACGAAAAGCTCCTCCATTTCAGTTCCCCGAGCCATCCGCTTCAAAAATCACAATGAGCGACATCTGGGGAGGCTGTTGCGACAGGGATATTGGTTTCACTTTAAGATGTGGAGGCCGTCGGTCGGGTATCAACAATCGATGGAATTGGGACGCCTACTGCGTCAACGGGGAGGTTAGATATCTTTCGCCATTGGAAGGGAAAAGAATGATGGGATTTCCTGATCGTTTCAAAATGAGCATAAATGAAAAGAATGCCATGCGACTTCTCGGCAATTCAGTGGCCGTTCCTGTTGTCCGAGCCGTTACTGCCAGTATCATAAGTTTTGCCAATCAATGGATGAAAAAGCGTGGCTGACACATTTAGTGTATGTGTCCCAAACATTGTTGAAACTCAATCAGGGATATAGAGCCATTTGGAATGTGTTAAAAAAAACAGAATTACTTCGAGCTTTCTGTGAAACAGTAGTCCAAGGCAAAGGGTTCGCTATTCCGACACTAACCGCCCTCAGTAGTTTTTGCACATAGGAGGCAGAAGGCAGATGCCAATTTAGTGTGTTGGTTATATCAGTGGTTTGATCAATCGGCGCAAATAAATTTAACCCAGGAGTCGGAGTTCCTCTCCTAAGAATTTTCTTGTGGAGCTTTTGAATCGCGTTGGGTGTCATAAGATAATTCCATATACATATGACTTGGCCTTGATAGTTGAACAGTATATCTATGTGCATTGCTGCGTTGATATGACAAGTCACAGTTCTTGCAGCCCCTGGGAATAGTTTGTTGAGTTCTTGGCATAAAAAATCCTCTCTCAGAAAAGACGGCAGATTTCGCAAGGCTCTCCCGCAATTTAGCTGACTATTATTTCCATAAATCAGGCATTCATTGTAAAAATCAATCACATACTCTGCAGGAGTCCAATCATTTGGCCATTGAGCTTTTACATTGTCGAAGCTTTGCTGTGTTAATGGCCCATTGGTATCTGGATCTTTCCAGCCTTGGGATATAGTTCCGTCGACTGCCCCGCCACATACACCAGCGTAGTCATTAATACGGCGCAATTTTGTCAGCAGCGCATGAACAGCTACTGCACGGTTGGCGCCATTTCTTGCTGCTGCCATTTGGCCATTCCACGTTTGTATTCCCCACCCAGATATGTTCGGCATGACTGGATTTAATCGCCGCGCCGCAATAAATCAAATAAAAAAATATGACTCGAAACGGTTTGCCTTATCAAAAAAGCAATTCTTCCTGCCGTTGAGAAATTTGGTCTTCCCCAAAAAGCGACGGCTTGTCAAGAGCACGACTAATTTGCTTCCCAACGGCTTGAATAACGGGCACCGCCACCGAATTCGCGAACTGCTTGTATGCTTGGGCATTTGAACAAACAATTCTGAACTCATCAGGATACCCCTGCAACCGAGCCCATTCCCTGGGGGTCATTCGACGAATCCCTTCTCTGTTGACTTCTCCGACGATTTTTGTAACTGGAGTAAAATCCTTCAATGAGTGATCAATGACCAGATTTCTTTCCTTTCCCATGCCGCCGATGACAATCGTGTTGGCAACCTGATCGTGGCGAATAATTTCATAGCCGAATCCGTTTCCCTTGTTTTCGTGTCTGGCCCGATGTGCCTTTAACGCCGCAAGATATTGAGTCGAAACATAAAACTTTGAAGAAACTGGCCCCTTTTCGAGAATGTCGCCGACTTTTTTCTCGCGCGGTATTGGCGCGGGCCACTTAAAGCCGCAAACGTTCGTTTTTTTGTGAAATCCCACGATAAAAATTCTTTCCCTCTTTTGAGGGACCCCGAAATCTTCTGCCCTGATAATTTTTGGCGTGGGCACATAATAATCCATGTCCCTCAGCGTTTTAAGAATCACGGAGAGGGTTTTACCCCCTTTATGATTGGACAACCCCTTGACGTTTTCTAATAAAAATGCCTTGGGTCGTTTTTCGGCCAGTATCCGCGCAATATCAAAAAACAAAGTTCCCCGAGTGTCTTCAAATCCCTGTCTGAATCCCGCTATTGAAAAAGCCTGACAAGGAAACCCTCCGCAAAGAATATCATGATTGGGAACATCTTTTTCTTGGATTTTCGTTATATCCCCCAAGGGAACTTCGCCGAAATTGGCATGATAGGTTACTTGGGCGTATTTATCCCATTCGCTGGTAAAAGCGCATTTCCCCCCTAAACTCTGCAAAGCCAGCCTGAATCCCCCTATTCCTGCAAATAAATCTATAAAAGTAAATTTAGGATTAATAGGTGCAGGAAATAGAATTGCTGCTTCGTTTTGTTTTCCGTTTTTTTCTTTAATAGCGTTTTCCATGATTCGTCGAACATTCATTTTAACGGCGGCAAATTGGTCTTATTCTGCCTCCCCCAATCCACCTCACCCGCCACGGCCCGCAGGTCATGCTCGTTGACCGGGTCGCGTCCGCGCTCGACACGGGGCAGAAACAGGAGCTTCTCCTGAATCTCTGGCGACAGGTTGTTGAGGTTCATAATCTGAGTAATTCTTGCGCGGGACACGCCCCCAAGTCGAGCAAGTTCTGCCATGCTTTGCACCTTCTTTTCATCGAGCATCTGCTGAAAATGAATGGCGAGCGCCATCAGCTTTGAAATGCGCGGGACGCGACCGGGAAGCTGGACGGGTTCTGGAGGCGCGTCGCACTCGACCATCAACCTTCGCCCGCTCTTGCCGCGCGCGAAATGAACAGGACACTCGAGCGTCAGGCTCATGCTGCCTCCTTGCTCTGCGCCCCTGCAAGGGTTTTGATGCCTGCCGGGTGGAAGGTAATACGCACCGTGTCCCCATCGTAGCCGACCCGCTGAACGAGCAGGCGAATCAGCCGTTCCTGTTCTTTCGCGCTCAAAGCGTCCCACACCGGCATGAACGACCGCATGGCCGTCAGAAAATCTGTTTCTGAAATTGCCCCCTGCCGGACGCCATCGAGTTCCGCCAGAATTTCCGTCTGCCGCCGTTCAGCTTTCAATTGTTTATCCTGCAGGTCTGCCAGTTCCCTGCCGTTTTCAGGACGCAGAGCGGTTTTCTGGATTTCTGCGGCGAGCGAGGCCAATTCTTTCTCCACGATTTTGAGTTCTTGGTTGAGCGCCTTTTGTCTGCGGGGAACCATCGCTTGGGCTTCCTTCAAAGTTGCGGCCATGAGTTCAGGATCGGTGCCGATGGCTTTGATTTGATCCACGACAAACCGCTCGATTTCCGGCGCGGGCAGACCGCTGCCCCGGCACACATCGGCTCCCTGCTTCTGGGCGCGGGAACAGAAATAATACCGGTAACGCTTCGCACCCTTGGAACTGCAGGAGTGAACCATCGGGGCATCGCACTTTTCGCAAACCAAAAGCCCTCGCAGAAGGGGGGAAAATGCCGACGGCTGCGAACCCCCGTTTCGGCGGGTCATGAGCTTTTGCGCTCGATCAAAAATCGCCCGCTCGACGATTGGCGGATGATCCGCCTTGTAAACCGTCCCGTCAAAATGGACTTCGCCGACATAAGCGGCATTGCGGAGCAGGCCGCAAATATTGGCCTTCGTCCACGGGCCACCGCCGGACATGCCGCCGTTGCGGTTTTTCCAAATCTTGCGCCCCCAACCTCTGGAGCGAAGTTCACGGATCGTTTCAATCGGGGATTCCGTTTCAAGGAACAGGTCAAAAATTAATCGAACCTTTTCGGCTTCGGTTTCGTTGACGGTCAGTCGCCGGAGTTTATCGTCCAAATCATAGCCAAGAATGGGCGATCCACCGACCCACTTTCCCTTGCGCCGGGCGGCCCGCATTTTGTCGCGGGTTCGCTCCGCGATGATTTCCCTCTCGAATTGAGCGAACGACAGGAGGATGTTCAGCGTGAGCCGCCCCATGCTGTGCGTCGTGTTGAACTGCTGGGTCACGGACACGAACGAGACATTGCAGCGATCAAACTGCTCCATGAGCCGCGCAAAATCCATCAGCGAACGCGAAAGGCGGTCGACCTTGTAAACCACGATGCAGTCGATTCTCCCGGCGTTGATGTCCTCCATGAGTTTTTTGAGCGCGGGTCGTTCTATCGTTCCGCCAGAATAGCCGCCGTCATCGTATCGGGTCGGGATGCAAACCCAGCCCTCGGCCGCCTGACTCTTGATGAACGCCTCGCCCGCTTCGCGCTGGGCGTCCAGCGAGTTGAACTCCTGATTGAGTCCCTCCTCGGTGCTCTTGCGAGTGTAAATCGCGCAGCGGATTTTCTTGGGGGGCGGCTTCGTCATTGCGCCACTCCGAAAAAGAGTTTCCCGTTCCATCGGGTGCCCGTGATGTGGTTGGCGATGGCCGACAGGGATTGAAAGATCGTTCCCTCAAATTCATATCCGTCCTCGCGCACCATGACCTCCAAGCGGCGGCCTCTGTAAACCTTTACCAAAAGGGTGCCGACGGGGATGGTGGGTGCTTTGGGGCGGAATGGGGCGTGAATCGTCCGTTCCGGCGTTTCAGGCGGGCTGGCGGGCATCCGCTGGCGCAGGTCAGATTCGTTCACGAGTTCTGCGGCACGGCGCAACGCACGCTCGGAGAGTCCGCCCATCGCGTTGGCTTGGATTCGCCACGCGATTCGCTTGAAAAGGAAATCCTTGTGGCGGGAATTGGTGCGTTCGCCGTAGACCTCTCCGTATTTGGATTGGAGCTGGTTCACGCTCATGTTTTTGAGTTGTCCGATCTCTTTTTTCAATGCTGCTGTCATGTTATCGCCTCCGTTAACCTGTTACGCCCATGACTCCTCTGAAGGCCGATTTTATCAAGGTAATTGAGATCATGTCGGGGCGGATTTATTTCTCCTGCGCAGAGGGAATTGACTTGAGCTTCTGCGGGCGCGAGCCTTCCGATTTGCCTCTGGAGCCGGGCGTAGCCACGGGCCAAAATGGAGGCGATCTCGGAGAAGCGTTCTTCCGGTGAGGTGCCGTCAGAGACGCGATTCAACGAAGATTTTGTTTTTGGAAACGGTTTCATACAGAAAACCTCGGGGAGACCAAAAAATAAAAACCGCCTTTATTTTTCAGCGCAGTAATCATTGTAAGTGTTATCAGACCAACAACTAAAATACAATTTACATCGTATGGCTTCATGCCCTCATATGCGAAATTGGAAGAGGAAATTTAAAAAGAATTTGACAATAAGCCGTTGTTAGCTATATTGGTTGAAAGCTGATAACACAATACAAGAACAAATCAATATCAAGATACAATGAAGAAGACATTGGGGCAAACGGTAAGGGAACTGCGTCAGGGGCTCGGTATATCTCTGAGGCAACTCGGTGAAGGACTGATGAAACTAGGACATAGCGAAGTGGTGTCTGCGGCATTCTTGTCGGATCTGGAAAACGGGCGTCGCTTTCCATCCGATAAAATGCTGGAACTGCTGGCCAGAGCCTTACGTGTGCCCCCGGAGGAATTAAAACAGTGCGACCAACGACCGACGAAAGATGTCCAGGAATTGGTTGAAATGAATGTCCAATACGGATTTTCGTTTCGTCGGATCGCCCAGCTGACAAAAGAGAACAACATCTCTCCGGAGGAACTGGTCAGGAGGGTAGAAAATGGAGGAAATGAATGAACGGCGAACGAAACTTTAAAGCGAAATATGTTAGTGATGAAACGATAGAAAATTCAGCGGCTCACCTGCTGGTGGAACTAGGTCTTTTTCCGCAGAAACCTGGCACGATCAATGTCGAGGTCATATGCGACAAGAAGTGGTTTGCGCCAGAAGAATACATCCCGTTGGAAGACGGCATCATGGGTCGAGCCTTGTTTTCGGTGATGGGCATCCAACAAATTGAAATTAACGCCACGCTCTGCGACGACAGGACAGAAACGGGCAGACGCAGGATACGGTCGACCCTCGCCCACGAGATAGGACACGCCATTCTCCACGAACAACAGTGGATTGGCTACTTGCAGGAGGCCACTGCACCGCAGTTGTTTTCAGAGGTAAAACCGGTGAAAAATGGGTTTGAATGCCGGGAACAGGATATTCTTGGACAGCAGCCCTCGGACTACGCAGAAGTGCAGGCGAACAAGTTTATGGCCGCGCTACTGCTACCCAAAAAGCTGGTCTTGGAACTTGTCGGGGACGACATCCGCGATTTTGACGCGTTTGGTTCCGCCAGCAAAGCCTCGTGGCAGGAAGAAATGATTCGGTCGGTGGCGCAGACATTTGATGTCAGCTGGAAAATGGCAGAAATCCGTTTAAAAAAGGTGATGCCGACCGAACACTGGGAGCTCGCTCTAAAATGAGCTCCTTTTTTTTGCACATGCAGTCAGCCGTTTTGGCGAACTGGAGCGAATTAAAAATCGGTTTTGGCCTGCCCAGCATAGGGTTGATGGGGCGAATCGATCCGCGTCAAAACCCAAAATCAGACCGAGTAGTTACCAGCAACGAACCGCCTCATTAAGGGGCGGATCAAAAAACAGGAGTTTTATGAAACTTGAAAAAAACAAAGTAGACGAGTGGCTTTACGAGACAACGAGCAAGATGCCGTTCGGCCAAATCGTGGATCTGCATGTTGAAGACGGGGCCGTTGTCAACCCGCAGAAGTCGCGGTTGATCAAAAAATGGAAACCGTCCGAGTCGGCGGACAAAGCCAACGAGGAAAAGCGGCAAGCGGAGATCCGCAAATTTGCCGAAAAAATAACAACTCTGTCTGGGGCAAATAAGGTGAACCTCAAGGTGGCGCACGGCATACCTCTGGACATGGATCATGAGGAAATTCTGCGCTGATGATCCAAAAGTAAAAAACAGCAGATAACAATAAACCGACTGACCGCAAAGCGGAGGTCGCTGCAGGTATCGCAAATGCGATACCAAAGGCGATTCTCCGCTTTTTTTATCTGGCGAAAAGCCTGCGGTCGGTCCGGCAGTGACTAACGGTTTGTGGGGGTCGGGGAAAGAACCCCGTGGAGAAGAAGAACCGTTATGATGGAATACCGGAAGCAATTGAAAAAATCGTAAGGGCTGAAGCCAAGAAATTGTCGCGATACTTCCCTGATGAATTGGATGACCTCGAACAAGAGCTGATGCTCTCTGTGTTGGACTGCGTCCGGTGGGAATGCCAACCCAAGTCGCATGTGCGGCAGAAAGTTAAAAATAAAGGAGCCGACATCCTCAAATATATGCGGGCTCAGTGCCGCGACTACCGGAGGACTGAAGGGCTGATAGACGGGGCAGCGTCGGATGAAAATGCGGAAGGAGAACCGTATCACGCCTTCATTGACTTGGAGACGGCGATGGAGGAAGTGATGGGTTGTCCGGCTCCGTGGCACAAGCGCAAGGAGCGGGATTTGGACATGGCGCTTTTGATGGAAGCAATGCCGCCCAAGCTCCGCGAACTGGCAGACGCAATCGAAAGATACTCGTCGTTGTCCGAGGTTGTCCGGGAAATGAAAACGACCCGGCATCAGGTGACGCTACTGCTTGAGGAAATGAAGCCGTATTTGAAAAAAATGCTGGAAAGATAAAAAAGTTCAAAAAAACGGGCACCCGTTTTCGCAAGGGGTAGGTAGAATGAAAGGCCTTCTACCATACCAACGAGCGCATGCGGAACGGGTGTTCCGTGCTTTAAGGCGGCTCGGGATTGCTCTGGACGCGAGCGATCCCGGGATCGGAAAAACATGGGTCGCCTGTTGGTGCGCCCGCGAGGGCGGGTGGAAGCTGGTTGTCGTCGCACCGAAACCGACGCTACCGGCTTGGAAAAAAGTCGCGGCGACGTTCGGCATCCAAATCATCCTGATCACAAATTACGAAGCCCTCAAGACTGGGAAAACGGGGCTGGGCTATTTTTCTAGCGGGCGGTTTGTCTGGAATTTGCCGCCGGGAACTTTGCTCGTCATCGACGAAGCACAGAGGTGCAAAGCCCGCAACAGCCAGAACGCGCAACTTCTCATTGCGGCCAAGTGCCAGCGGATTTTGACTCTGCTACTGTCCGCCACCGCCGCATCAAACCCGCTTGAAATGCGAGCCATCGGCTTTGCGCTCGGCCTGCATAACCTCACCAACTACTGGGCGTGGGCTAGAGCGCACGGTGTCTCCAAAGGTCGTTTCGGCATGGAATTTCAGGGCGGCCCGACGGAGTTGAGCCGCGTCCACCGGAAAATCTTTGACGAAATTCAGGCCGGTGCCCGTCTGCGGATTAAGGATATCCCCAATTTTCCAGAGACCACGATTGTTGCCGAGCCGATTGAAACGGGGCGCACCCGCCAGATCCAAAAAATCTACGACCAGATGAAAAAAGAGCTCAACCAAGCTCTGGCGCAAGAAGACCACGGGGCACTTGATGATTTGGCGACACGCATGGAGGCCGACCGTCCGTGTCACCTGACCATCCTTCTTCGCGCCCGACAACAGATAGAGTTTCAGAAAGCAGAATCCATCGTCACGCTCGCCAAGGACGGGGCAGAGGAAGGGCAATCGGTCGCCGTATTCGTCAATTTCGATGAAACCCTGGATCTGATAGCCGAAAAGCTCGGGTGCGACTGCGTTGTTCGCGGCGGGCAGACGGATGAAGCCCGCGCAGATGCCATTGCGCGATTTCAGTCGAACCAATCGCCTTTCATCGTCGCCAACCTCAAAGCTGGCGGGGTTGGAATATCTCTCCACGACCCCACAGGAAAGCGTCCCCGCCTCGCGATTATTTCGCCGACCTATTCGGCGCAGGATTTAAGGCAGGCACTCGGTCGTGTTCACAGGGCTGGGGGTGCCCATTCCGTCCAAAAAATCGTCTTTGCCGCAGGCACCTGCGAAGAGGAAGCCTGCGCAGCCGTCAATCGGAAGCTCGAGCACATCGACGCCCTCAACGACGGCGACCTTCAACCCCAACAAGGAGAAAAACCATGAAAGAAATACAACCCGCGCACGCGAAACATTCGCCCAGCGCACTGAAATACAAAGAAACCTGCCCCGGCTTTGAACCGCGGAAAGAGGAAAGCGTGTTTAGCGAAGAAGGCCGCCGCCTGCACGAGGCCGTCGAAAAAGGGAATCTGGACGGGCTGACCGACGAGCAGAAACAAATCGTCAACATGTGCCGCGAGTATGTGGACTCGTTGGAATCAGAAGTTTATGGGACGGGCGAACATCATCTGGTGGTATGGCGCGAGGAAAAATTATTCATCGCCTCCGGGCTCACCTTTGGGACGCTTGACTACGCGCTTTTCAACAACCGTCTCGGGCTCGCTGACTTGGTGGATTTCAAGTTCGGGCGCAACAGCGTGCCCGATGCCGAGGATAACCCGCAAATCCAAGCCTATGTTTTAGGAATTTTTGAAGCATCGCCAGGCACCATGTCGGTTGCGGCACACATCCTCTTGCCGCGCCGTGACGAGGTCTCACGACACTCCTATTCGCGCTCGGACATGGGGCGGCTGCGGCTCCGCATTTCAACCATCATCGCCCGGTGCGAGGAAGCGTCTCCGCAGGTATGCCCGACCGAATCCTGCCTCTACTGCGCCCGGCAGGGCGTATGCGGCGCGCTGCACAGTCACGCGCTCCAAATCGCCAACGGATACGACGAGGAATTAAAACTTCCCGAGGAGTTTCACCCCTCCCGGATCATCGACCCGGCCACCATGTCCCGCGCGCTGAATGTGTCGCGGGTGATGGAAAAATGGTGCGACTCGGTGAAGCACCACGCTTTGCAGATGCGCCTCGGCGGGCAAGAAATCCCCGGTTACGAGATGCGGTCCCGGGCGGGAACCCGGCGCATCGCCGACCCGATGGCGGCGTGGCTCGCGGTTCGGGAAAAGCTCTCCTCGGAGCAGTTCATCGCCTGTTGCGATGTCTCACTTTCCAAGCTGGAAGAAACCTTTGCCCAAGCTGCGCCCCGAGGGGGCAAGGCGAAGGCGAAACAGGAGCTATGCGAGGCCCTGGCCGATCTCGGCGTTGTCGAGACGGGAAAAGAATCCATCTACCTCGCCAAAACCAAAAAATAGGAGAATAAAAATGAAAACATCGTTTAAGAAAAACGCGCCTGCCACGGCGCATGCGGAAGCCGAAGTTGAACCGTTCAAGGAAAACCCGGGCGTGGATCTTGCTCCCCCCACGGACGCGGAGGGAAGAGGGGCGTTGGGTTTTCCCGCCAAAGCGGTTGACGGCGAGTTTTTGACGGATGACTTCATCATCCCCAAGCTAAACCTCGTCCAAGCCGTCGGGCCGCTATCAGAAAAGTTCGAGCCGGGAAGCATCGTCTACAATAAGGAGCTGGTTCTCAGCGGCGGCGCAACTCCGATTTCTCTGACGGTGCTGCGGATCAAGAAGCAGTATGCCGAGAACACCGAATACGGCGGCGAGGAAATGCCGCGCGTATTCGATACGGTTGAGGAAGTGCGCTCTGCGGGCGGCTGGATCGACTGGAGAGACAACCAGAGGCCGCCTTTTTCGCCCGTCCTGCACGCCTTGGTTTTGATTAAAGCCACCGAAGCAGAAAACGCCCTGTTCCCCTACGAGTTTGAGGGAACCGCCTATGGGATGGCGCTTTGGTCTCTGCGCTCCACGGCTTTCACCCGTGCGGGGAAGACGCTGATCACGGCGAGCAAGTTCGCGCTCAAGGACGGCCTGCACACGGGAAGCTGGTCTCTCATGTCCCGCCGCGAAAAGTTAGGCATGAACTTCGTCCATGTGCCAGTCCTGCGACACGAGGCAAAAAACTCACCGAGTTTTGCGGGGTTCGCCGCGTCGCTGGCGGGTTGATGCCCGGTAAGTCGCCGGGGTCGTCCCACCCGACCCCAGCGATTTATTTAAAAATGCACCACCCGTTTTCGCATATGCGAGGCAGAATGAATACGACGACACAAACGCGCTACGCCCGCCTGCTGGCACAGCTTGTCGGCTCGGCGTGGCGAAGCCTGGTCAAGTGGCGAGTCCGCTTTGCCCTGTTCAAACTTTTGCCCGGAGTCACATCCTCGGCTCGCAGCGATCTCCTTCTCTTGTCCGCAAAAGGGGCGATGCTTGCGCAATCCACCCTTGAGAACGCCAAGAGCCTGAAAGAAGCCGTTGCCCTCAAGCAGTGGGCTGTGGCCGCCTTACATTTTCAGTTGCTGCGAAAGCAACTTGCCTTGGAAGAAAAGATCAGCGCATCCGTCCGTTTGCTGCTGGAGGATTCAAAGAAAGGAGGTCGCCATGGCCGTCGCCGTTGATTTTGAAACCTTTTATTCTTCCGACTACTCGGTTTCCGACATGGGAATCTGGCGGTATGTGACCGACACGCGATTCGACGCCTACTTGGTAGCCGTTTTCGGAGAAGGCATCGAGTTTGTCGGGCACCCGAAGGATTTTGACTGGCGCAGATTGCACGGGAAGGAGCTGGTCAGCCACAACGCATCCTTTGACGCTTTTATTTTTGTTCACCTGACCCGTATCGGAGTGATCCCGCCCGATGTCGGATTCCGGCACTGGCACTGCACCGCCAACCTTTCCTGTTACTTGGGCGCGCCGCGCGCTCTCGCTCACGCCGCCGCGCAATTGCTCGGCATGGATGTGTCCAAGGATTTACGAAAATGGATGAGGGGCAAACAATGGGCCGATGCCGTGGCCGAAGGGCGCGAATCCGAATTGCGTCAATACGCCCTGCGCGATGCCCGAGCCTGCCACGATATTTGGGAAAGAAACCACGCCCGCTGGCCTCTCCACGAGAGGGAACTGGCACGGCTCACGATGGTCTTTGGGTGGAAGGGTGTCCGTATCGATACCAAGCGTGTCGAAGAGGGTATTGTCGCTCTCAATCGCGTCATGTTTGAAGCGGTCGCGCAAATTCCGTGGGCGGGCGGCGACGATGTCGCGATCCTCTCCCCAAAACTTCTGGGCGAAGAATGCCGCAAAGCAGGCATCGAGCCGCCGTCCTCTCTCGCCGAAGATTCCCCAGAATGCGAGGAGTGGGAAAACCGTCACGGATCCCAGTATCCGTGGGTGAGCGCCATGAGAACCTACCGCAAGGCAAACGCACTTCTCGAAAAACTAAAAACCATGCGTTCCCGCACACGCCCGACGGATCGTTGCATGGGCTACGAACTCAAATATTTCGGCTCGCACACGGGACGATGGAGCGGCAGTAGCGGCTTCAACATCCAAAATCTGCCGAGGGAAGAAATGTTCGGTGTCGATCTTCGCGCCTGCATCGTCCCGCGTCCAGGTTGCAAGTTTGTCATCTGCGACCTTTCCCAGATCGAGCCACGGATTTTGGCGTGGCTCTGCGACGACGCTACTTTGCTCGATCAAATTTCTGCGGGCATCCCCCTCTACGAAGCGCACGCCCGAAACACCATGGGATGGAAAGGCGGCAACCTTAAAAAGGAAAATCCTGGCCTCTATGCTCTGGCCAAGGCTCGGGTGCTCGGATTGGGCTACGGCTGTGGGCCAGACAAATTTGTCGTCGTCGCCAAAAACATGGGCGGGATCGATCTCTCCCTGCAGGAGGCCAAAGCGACCGTCACCGCCTTCCGCCAGTCCAACAGGAAAATTGTCGCGCTCTGGAACCGGCTCGATGCCGATTTCAAACGGTCAAATGGAAGCACCTTTGAAATCGAACTGCCCTCGGGGCGCGCGCTTTCCTATTTCAATGTTTCTTCTACGGGCGGCTGGACAGCGCAGACCGAGCGCGGCGGTCGCCGTGTCCGCATTTACGGAGGGAAACTTACCGAAAACCTCGTCCAAGCCGTCGCCCGCGATGTGTTTGCCGAAGGCCTTCTGCGGTTGGCCGACGCGGGGATTGATGTCGCTTTTCACATCCACGACGAAGCGGTGTGCGAGGTGCCCGTTGACACCGACCCTAGTGAAATCGGGCGGATACTTACAATTAACCCCGACTGGTTGCCCGGCTGTCCGCTGGCGGCAGAATCCGTCGAATCAGGAGTCTATAAAAAATGAGCTTTTTAACCGAATCGAATTCCGCCCCCTTGTTTTGTCTGGAAAACCTCACCTCAAGCCAGGTCTTCCAATCCAAGCCTTGGGACTATCGCAACGGCACCAGGCCCTGCGGCATCGACAAGGAGGCGTTTAGGCAGTGGTGCGCCAACCCCGCCACCAAGCACCTTTTTTATTCTGGGTTTGAAGGGGCCAACGCCGCCATGCGCGTTTCGGAAAATAACCCGCCCGTTTTTATGCATGCGCTGGTGGCCGATTACGATGCCGTGGTTCGACCGGGCGAGCGGGACGCGTTCCTGAGCAGGATTTCGCCCGACTTCCCTCCCAACTACATCTGCGAAACTTTTTCCAAAGGAGTCCGTCTGGTCTGGCTCTTTCGTCGCCCGATCCCGGTTTTTTCAAAAAAGGTGACTGAGTCATTTTTGGCCAAACTCAAAAAAGAGCTTTGCTTGAAAAAACTCTTTCCCGGCTTGGACGAAGAAGCCCTCTTTAGAACAGGGCAATATTTTCAATGCGGCCACGACTGGACTCTCCTGCATCCAACTCCGCTTTCGGAGGATATTCTCCACGCATGGCTTTTGGCGGTTTCAAGCAAAGCTGACTGGACGGTTTACGGCGATGCCATCCCGATCTCCAAAATTGCTGAGGAAGTCGAAAGGAGATTCCCCGGACGCTGGCGCGGCCCTTTTGAGGAAGGAGCGCGCGGTGTCCGGTTCTGGGATGATGCCGCCAGCAACCCCACGTCCGCCATCGTCCGTTCCAGCGGAATGCAATGTTTCACGGGACCAAAACCCTTCGTGACATGGTCTGAAATTCTAGGCCGCCGTTTTGTCGAGGACTACCGCGCCAACACCACGGGTGCCGCCATCGCCAGGGTGTGGTTTGACGGGCGCGATTACTGGCGTGAGGTGGACGGCGTGTGGCGGCTTTTCAAAAAGCCGGACCTCGGCCTTTTCCTGCGCGTGGCGCACGGCATTTCCGATGAGCGCAGGCGCGGCGACAACGCTTCTCCCCTAGACAGGGTGCTCAACCAAATCCATCAGGCCAAGGCCATCGATGGCGCGGCTCCCTTTGTTTATATCAAAGAACAGGTCGTGCAATGCAACGGCAAGCACTATCTCAATATCGCCCGATCCCGCCTTTTACCCCCCGCAGAGGAACCGCAGGCGTGGGGCCAAAACTTCCCGTGGCTCGCACAGTTTTTGGACGGGTTCTTTGACCCGCCCGAACAGCTCGATTTCATGCTTTCATGGCTCGCCTACGCTTACCAGCAGGCGTATCGGGGCAAACCGCGCAACGGGCAGGTCAGTTTCGTCGCGGGCGATGTGGATCAGGGCAAAACCTTTTTCTCAAACGGCGTTTGCGGCGGCCTGTTCGGGGGGCACATGGACGCGAGCGATTACCTGCTCGGGGAGTCGCGTTTTAACAAGGAGCTTTTTGAAGTCGGGCTCTGGTGCGTGGACGACACGGTTCCCTCCAGCGACCCGAAAAAGCAGCAGCTTTACAGCGCGATGCTCAAAAAAATCCCCGCCAATTACAGCTTCCAATACCACCCCAAATTCCGCGACCAGCTCATGCTCCCATGGTCCGGACGGGTGATCGTCACCTGCAACGCCGACCCCGAGTCCATACGCATCCTGCCCGATACGGATATGTCGCTCCTAGATAAAATCAACCTGTTCAAAATACGGACTGCCCGAAGGAATTTTTCAGGCGCCGCCGATGCCCTAAAAAATGAACTGCCGTTCTTTGCGCGGTTTCTGCTCGATTACCAAATACCCGAACATTGCAGGGGCGACAACCGCTTCGGGGTGAAATGCTATCACCAAGATGATTTGATTGAGGAGGCGCGCCAGTCCAGCCGCACGGCGGGGTTTGCCGAGCTTATCGAGGTGTTCCGACGATCCTATTTCAGCAACAGTGGGCAGGGTAATGACTGGCAGGGTAACGCTACGGAATTAAAACAGGCTATGCTTACCGACGACGCAATTCGCCCGTTGGTGGAGTCATACACCGTGGATGCCTTAGGCCGTCTGTTGGGGAAACTTGAATCGCAGCAATATCCGGGGCTGAGCCGATTACCGAGAAATGGGTTGTCGAGGCTTTGGTGCTTGGAAAAAACGCCGACACCAGCGCACGGCACCGCCGATTGTCCATTTTAAAAATTTACCTTGGAGGGAAAACTATGAACAAAATCAAAACAAGGATTCCTATAAATGCAGCTCGGGCTGTGTTTGTCGATGGAGATAGCTGTCCTTTTTTAGAACCTGTCCTGGCTCTCGCTTCTTACGAGGATGGATCAGGAGAGCATTGGATTGCCCCAATCATTTTAGAAAACGGCCGCCCCACGCTTTTGATCGAGTCAGAGCACCCCGAATTTGTGGGGATACTGTTGCCAGATGAACAGCTATTACCAGATTGGGAATCAAGAATTGAAGCCACGCGGAGGATTGTGAAAGCAAAAACAAGGCAAATGACACTTAGAAGTGTCACTTGAAAGGGAAGTGTCATTGAAGGAACATGCTTTAATAAAGGTGGTTATGAAGATTTTGTGTCACATGACAGATGTTTTTGAAAAAACAGATTATTTATACAATAATTGTTTTTATTTTCTAAAACACTATACTCTCAAATATAGTGTCATAAGTGTCATAGTGTCATTTGTCATAGGTAAAATCGGTGTGACACTTGCTGTGACACTTCCGATTTCGCTTCTGAAGTGTCACGACATATCTTTGCATCAAATCCGTGAGGTTCGCCATGTCTGATGACTATTCCGTCAAACAATCCGTCATGGATCAGCAATACCGGGACGTTTTCGAGTCTCCCGAGGTCAAGAAGTGGATTGCCGACCTATCGCCCGAGGAACGCAAACGCATGGAGAAAGAGGGGCTTCTCAAGCCCATGCTTCCGTCGAAAGGTTCCGGAAAAGGCGAGCAGGACTGGGCTGATTCCCCGCTGGCTTCGGAGGAAAACCATCCTATCGACCAGATTGAGCCGAAAGAAATTAGTATGCAACCGGCATCCGGCGAGGAAGTTCAGGATGTTCTTCGCCGCCTGATCGCGGAAATGCTTACGCAAAAGAATACCCGGCTGACGCTGGAATGTTTGGCCGCTGCTTGCGGTCTGAATGTCCTGCAGGGCGAAAGCCTGTCTGAAATTGCCAAACGGCACGGATTGAGCCGGGCGGCCGTATCCAAGCGATGCGTTGACATCACTACCAAGTTGAACCTCGTGCCGTCCCGCTCGATGAAAGCGGGTTCGGCCCGAGAAAAATATAGCAGGACGCAAAAACAAATCAGGAGAAGGCATGAACGAGTTGAGCATCAGCGGCAATAAGTTTTCGATCACCGAACAAGGGATCGAGTTCACGGGCGAACTGAGCCGAAAAGAGTGGGATGACTTGGGCGTGAAACTCGCCCGTGTCGGCAAAAGCATCGGCTTCATGATCGGCGACTGGATCAACCACGGGGAGAAGAATTGGGGCGACCTGTATCGGGACGCGATGGAGTTGACGGGGCTGGATTATTACACGCTGGCGCACTACGCTTACACAGCCAAAAGGGTTCAATTTTGTTTACGTCAACAAAATTTGGATTTCTCGCATCATGCGGTCGTCGCTAAAATCAAAACTCCCGAGGAGCAGAAGAAGTGGCTCGACCTCGCCGTGGAACACAACATGAGCGTGAGACGCCTCCGCAAGTCTCTGAACTTCGGGCGTGTCGCCACCCTCGAAGAATTAGAAGAAGACCCTGCTGACAAAAGCCAAATGACCTACATGGCTTTCATTCTTCGCATTTGCCAGTGGTGGCGCAAACTCATTGACCGCGACCCTGTGGAAGGTTGGGATGAAGATCGCAAAGCCAAGCTCAAGCGGGATCTCGGACTTGTCGTCGAAATCTACAATCAACTCTAATCGGAAGGAATTTTATGAAGGAAATTATCATCAGCCTGTTGTCCATCGTTGGAATTGCAACGCTCTGTTTTGGCAGCGTGTATATCGGATTTAATATTTGGGAATCGCGCCGGAACCGCCACCGAGAAATCGTCGACCTTCTCAAGGAGTGTCGTGATTTGCTCCGAAGATTATCGACTTGCACCCAAAATAACTCCAAGTAAATTGTTTGCATGGCAACACCAAAAATAGGAAATGCTGCGGAACGGTTTTTTAATGATAAAGCAAAAACCGCTGCAGGGTTAACTGCTCAATATTCCGGCGAAAACAAACGTGTGACATTTACGAACCCCGTCAAAACACCTGCAGGTTCTCATTATGATTTTGATGCTGAAGTGGATAGTG